AACCAGAGGCTCTTGGTTCAACCGGTAGTAATGTCTGGCAATTCTCGATTAATGGAATGTTTGATCCTGATATTACAAGCTTCGGACATCAACCCATGTACTTTGACAATTACGCAGCGATCTTTGGGAAGTATCAGGTTAAGTATGCAACTATATCCGTCACCGTCATAAATCATTTTGTGAACACCATCGCTCAGGAAGTTGCTGGTCCTCTGACACAGAAACCCAACTACGCATATAAGCTCTTTATTATGCGTGACGCCACTGCTGGTTCAACCACGGAGTATCCGAATAATATGGAACAGATTATAGAAGCTGGATCTCCAAATATCAAATGGCGATTTATTGCCCCCGCTCTAACAGGGAAGCTTCCCAAATTGAAGCATAGCGCGTCACCACACATGTTAGCTCGTAAATCATTCCGAGATGACACTCTCCAAGCGGCAACTAGTTCTAATCCTGCCTCTGGACAATATTTCTATGTCGGTATCACATCTGCTGATGGGGTAACAGATCCTCCAGCCGTATCATTACAAGTAACGATTACGTATTATGCCGATTTCTTTGATCGCATAGAGTTACAACCACAAAATTAAACTTAAATAAACTATGAACTTTAAATGAATTGTTTGAGCGAACCGCCGCGCCGCCACCGGCCGCTGAGGCCGCGGCGCCGGTGAGACGAGTAGACTTATAGAAAAAAACAATGTTCAATGTCTTTATTATGCCTTAGACAGCGTATTCGTTTAGAAAACTTAGGTCCATAAAAGGAGTAACCGGGAAATGGACTTGCTTGAAACGACGCTTGATTGGATCGCGGTCTTCAGCTCGCTCAAAGCATTGGTCGATCGAGTAATTCGAGGTCACAATGATCTTCCGCGGGCGAATGCGTTGCATGTTCCCACCTTTCACTTCCACTGGAAACGGGTATCGGTCAGCCCAAATCTTGAGATAGCTTGCCGTGCATTCGTTTTTTGGGCACCATTCTTCAATGACGACGACTTCTTCGTTTTCATAGCCGTCCCACCACTTGTTGAGCTGCTTGGCGTAATGATCGGGATAATCTTCCCACACTTTGCGCGACTTGCCGGTCCCCGTCGTCCCATACCACCACTCGTGCTCGATGTCGTCTAGGATGTCTCCTCCTCGTCTTCGGAGTCTGAGCAGCTTGTCGTAGAGTCTGAGGTAGTCTCCTGGGTACTCTGACTTGATGGACTCCATGTCTCCGGCTTCAGCTTTTTCAATGATCCACGCCCAACGTTCTTTGGAGTCTCGCTTGACCCCAGGACACACACCGTACTCGCGAAAGTCACCGTCTTTTTTGCAGTACTCGGCAGCTTCATGACTTGTCCCTTTCTGAGCTTCAATGTGGGCTCGGGACAACAACGACTTGACGCGCGCAAACGATACAGCGTGCTTGAAGCGTACGAAGCCTTGCATATGGGGCGTGCCTTCGTCGCCCACTTCGTTGCCACAAACGTAATATTCGGACAATTCGGACAATCGCTCGACGTCCATTCGGTCGAAATCTCCTGGGTTGTTGATGGTAAAGCACCAACCGCGGCTTTTAGTTGTTCGGGCATTTCCTTGCATATCGAAAAATGAGTGGTGACATGGTTTAGTATTACCCATGTCACCTGTGCTAGTGCAACATAGCACAAATCCCCCTCTGTGCAATAGATAAATGATTACGCATATCACCTCATTTCGTAATCATGCGTAATAGGTTCAAGTCGTCATCACGTAAATTCGCACGGTCTTCCCGCGCACGTAATCAACGTGCGTCACGTCGATCACGTTACACGCGTAATCGTACCACTATGCGTTATAAAAAGAAAATGTTCACGTCTACGTTGCGTGGACGTAACCCATTTGCGTTGAACAAAATGTCCACTGTTCTTAAGTATTCCACAAACATCTCTCTTGATCCAAAACCAGAGGCTCTTGGTTCAACCGGTAGTAATGTCTGGCAATTCTCGATTAATGGAATGTTTGATCCTGATATTACAAGCTTCGGACATCAACCCATGTACTTTGACAATTACGCAGCGAT